CCAACAAGAACTTCTTTACCTTTTGGTTCACCTTCAAAAGAAGTCTTAAGATTATCTGTTGCCCAATCTTCAGGAGAATCTAGTTTTGGTAGAGCTTTCTCTACACCAGAAACAATCTTTTCTTTTAGAAAATTATTATCCTCTATTCTCGTTTTGTATATTGTAACTGGGAATATATTGTAAGCTAAAGCCATCCCTTCAAAAGCAACAAACAGAGTCTAGTCGTATTCTACGATTGTGTCAAGCTTTACATCCACAAATAAAAATTCCATTGGTTTATTGGATAAGTTTGCACCATCATGGATGTTGTGCATGACTTCATATACTTGACAAATACCTTCTTCCCAGTGTATTCTATTACCACCCCAGTTCATGTAACACTTATCTTTTTCAGGAATACTTAAAGGTATCTGAATACGTTTATAAGGTTCTCTGTATATGTCTGGATCTTTATGGGGTTTTATCACTGTTCCAGGTTCAAATAGAGAGTACCCAGAGTACAATATATCTTCATTTTGATATATCTGGTTGACCTCTTTCGTCATCAATTTTTTCCTAATTAGGACTGACTTGGCGGTGCTCTTCAACCAGTAATGTGGTACAAATATGTCACAATAACCTTCAGTGACTGGTGCTTTCTTGTTGGTAGGAAACTTAGTTTCTTTCGCCCACTTATAGAGTGTGTGGAGATCTTGTGAGGAAATCATTTGTAATTACCATAGTTTATGAATGGATTGTCTGGATAAGTTCTATAAAATTTAACTATAGGTTCTTTATCCTTGAATAGTTTTATCTTTGTATGCCAACAAAACTTTTCGATTGAATAATCTTCAAACAATCGGTCATATTCATGTATTTTTTCAACATCAAAGTTTTCTAATAAAACATTTTTGATTGAAAAATATGTTTCTTTTTGCTGAAAAGGTATAATCTCTATGTTTATTGATTCATCAATAAATTTTCCATCTTGAGTGAAGTCTCCAGCAAAAATTACAGCATTAAATTTTGAATGAAATTTTTTCAAAATCTCAATAGATTCATTATAAAAACGTGAATTAAAGGATTTGAATACTTTTAAATCAAATCCACATTTGAATCCATCAGTTATAGGATATGATCTAGTAAAATAAAGTGCTGGAAAATCTATGTTTATATCAAATGTTTTTAGTATATCTTGCTGCAAATAAGTTACAGATCTATCTTTCATGAGATATGATATGTGAAAATAGTCACCTTCAGATGTAGTATTTGAAGTGGTGATGTTACACTCATATGGTGTAAAATCTAAATCAAATTTAGATAAACCCTCATCAATTTTATAATGCTTTGATTTTGGATTAAAATTTCCACCAAATTTATCTACACAGAAATGATAGGAAACATGATTACCAGAAGTAATCTCCTTTTCAAACATTTTGTATCTAATCATTTTGCAAAATACTTGTCGTGATCACTACGCTTTTTTATATCTCTATCGGAACCATAAAAGAACCATAGAGTTCCTGCATATCTATGACCTGATGTTATTTTTGTAACTTTATGATAAAACATCCAATTTGATGGGAAAAGAACTACATCACCAACACTTGGTTTGAAAGATTTATCTACACATGGAAAATGTAAGTCTCCACCTTCATACTCACTTGTGTCGTTGAAGTAAATGTTTGCGGTTAGAATGTTCTGTCTTCTTGGAAACCATTGTGGAAAAACTTCAAGAATAATGTCATCATGATGATAACTTAGTTCAGAGTTAGGATGATACCTTCTAACTATCATCTCAGAGTATCTAAATCTTTTGTGCTCGTGATATGCCCAATTAAATGCTCTTACCCTGTTTGCATATTCTTGAATAGCATCTTTGAATATGGATTCTTTTACTTTTTCTAATGATTCTAACTGGGGATCAAAGAATGAATCTGCTTCATCATTTCCCAATCCGTCACTATATTGTGAGGATTTGTCTGCTCCCTTTAGATCTCTAAGTTCTTCTACAATATTCTTACAAGTATCTTTATCAATGAATGATTTTAAGTGGATAATATAATCTGATAAGTCAATCTTAAATTTACCCTCGCCAACTTCGTCAAGAATAGTTTGTTTATTTTGTGCAACTTTTAAATAATTTAACTTCATCTTTCAAATACCAGTGTCGATAATTCAATAGAGCTAAGTATGTCTTTTAGATTAGTTCTTAAGTATCTAGCACTCTTTTCTAGAAGCAATATATGTGGAGTTTTTTCTTCCTTAGAAAGTGTGGATAAGTTCGATAACCAATAGTTGAGAGTTGGTTCTAACGCATCTTGATAATGATCTTTTTGATGTGTAACTTTATATCCATATTTTTCAAATAAAGATATAATCTCCTCCCTATAATAAATCGTCATTAACCAGTTATCCAAATATTTTCTTGGATAGTTTTGTTCCTTGAGTATATACTCTCTAAGTATGATTTTATTGCAATGATTTTTGATATTGCTAATTACTTCTTCTGGATTTTTTAGATGGCAGAACGATTCTATAAACACACAACAATCATATTGATCGGATGGATGATAATTCTGTAGATCACATAGAACTGTAGTAACGGGAGTATTATCCACCATATAATCATATTGAACTGGAGAGTTTGTAATTGCAGTTACATCACAATGAAGATCTCTCTTTATTGCTTTTGCTGGACCACCCCATCCACATCCACAATCCAATACTTTAGAACCTTTATCTATAAACTGATAAAGATACTCTACTGCATTGTGAAGAATATCACCCTCACCCCAACCAACGTGATAGTGAAGATCTTCACCAATTACCTTCTTCCAGATTTCTGGGCAGGTATCGTCATATAATTCATGTACGTTCATCTTTTCACATCAACTATTAAGTTAATACGATCTTGATTAGTATGATTCCAAGCACTATGCTCAAAGAAATCATTAAATGCTAAACATTTTCCATTTTCCCATTTAGTTTTCTCACCATTAACACAAAACCCAATATCACCATCAGGAACAATTAACCCTAAATGTATTCTAAGTATTTCCTTATATCCCCTATGTATCGGTAATTCTTTACCAGCAGGAAACTTTGCGATCATAATAGAAGTAATTTCTTCATATTCTTTAAGAATATTAAGAGTATTATTGAAAAATTTATCACATATTGGGGTTGGTTCTAACTCTGGTAAAGAACTCAAGTCAAATTTAGTTTTAGTTGCAACTAAAGCACCTTCCCATACATTTAGATGATTTACTATTAAACCATACCAACTATGTGATTTTTTATATGGTTCAAAACTAACATTTTCCCAATCAATATCGTCATCTCTAGTTTTTGCCATAGCTAGAGATGCTTCATGCACACTTTTCCACAATTTCCAATTACAATCAGAGTTTACATTGTCAAGGTCAATATCAAATTTAAAATTTTGATATTCTTTAAGAATAGTATTATAATTATCTTCTAATACTTTACAAACTCTTATTTTAGATATGTCACGATAACTCATTTTCTGATTATGTCCACAATAAGTGCAACTCTATCCTCGCTTGTATTATTCCATCCATTATGTTCCGTTGAATCATAAAATGCCGAACATTTTCCAGTTTTCCAAGTCATTGTTTCTTCACCAGCACAAAATCCAATATCTCCTTGAGGAACATAAAGTGGTAAATGTATTTTGATTAGAAAATCATACCCATTATGTCTTGGTAAAATCTTATTTGCTGGAAATCTTGCAATGGATGCAGAAACAATAGTACTTTCATAAAAACTTGAAAGTAATTGCATTGTTTGCAAAAAATATTTAGATCCCAAAATTGTAGATTTCAATTCGTACATAGAACTAGATCTATAACCTAATAGAATACCTTCCCAAATAGTATCTTCATTCATAGATAGACCATACCAATTACACTCTTTTCTTTTGGGTTCAATGGTATGCTCCTGCCACTTAAATCCATGGTAATATTGTAAATTTTCGGCAGCTTTTATTGAATCTAAGTATCCTTTACGACACAAATCCCAATGTTCTGAATCATCTTCAACAAGTTCTTCTCTACTTTCATTGTAAAGGTATTTTGTTTTGAAAGTCGAATATTCATCTCTTATTACTGGATAATTATTTTCCAGTAAAGTACAAACACCAATATCTGATGTGTTAAGAAATGTCATCGTCTTCATAATCTATGTGTAAAATTTTAAGTGGAAAAGGTCTAGTTTTGAATTGATATGTATGAATCTCGTTTCCAAAATTAGTTAGTTGTGGAGAACGCACTGGTATTTCTTCTCCTTTTATCTTTAACTGAACATCATCGGGGATGTTATCATAAAATATAATGTTTCTATACTCTTTATCATATCTCCAAGGATCTTGATGTGGGTCAACAGGTCCTAGTGCTTCTATGTAGTGAACCGTATAGATTCTCTCATCCGAAAACAATTCACTTAAGTCACCAAAAATATCAGTTCGTAGATAAGAATCCTCTATCTCGTCATATTTATTGAGGGGTATATCCATATCTGAAACTTTGATTGCAGGTACCCCAACATATTGCTCATAAGATACTTCCATATCTTTTTTCACTTTGAGATACATGAACCTACACTTGAACATTTCCGTATTGTTTTCCATAATACGATAACTCATTCGGTGTGAAAACTTCCTCAGTGTAGGGTTCTTTCCGTCTGATGTGTTGAAGACAAACCATTTCTCAGAATCACAGTTAAGATTGTTGAGAAAATATTGTATCTTATCTTTATTTTCTACAAGTTTTTCTGAAATTAGCATAATTCAAATAATCCAACATAAGAATCCTTAGAAACATTGATAGAATATTCTTTATCTTGTTTTAGATCTGCATATTCTAGTTCTTGTATTTCTTTACCATTAACAGTGCAAGAACCCTCAAGGCAAACAATCGCTGCATACTTTTGAGTGGAACTTACAGTGCCTGTTTCAATGAGTCTTCCTTCCCATTTATCATTTTTATTCCACGAATTAAAAGAAATTGCTCTAGAATTTTCCTTCGATTCTCCAACAACATTGCAGTTGATGTATTTTCCGACAGGAAATAATTCTTTTACGCCTATGCTTGTATGAGAGACAAACTCACCATCAACTAAAGCATGAAATCTTCCACCACCTCTACAGATAAACGAAAAGTGTGAAAATCTTTCTTCTGCTGGTTCAAATCCAACATGCTCTTCTTCTGTATGATGAACACAGAGAAAAAACTTTGGAGATCTATATGTTCTATTAAATGTGGTCATAAGTATTCATCGATGGTTTTAATAATTCTCTTGCTCTATCTATCTGATATTCTGTTAAATCTTCTAGTCCTTTATAATTATTATTCACATTTTCTCTGATGGTTTTTATATCTACATTAGAATTTGTAATATCTAAAAACTTACAAAGTTTTTCGGATTCTTCGTCCGAAGAAAAAAGTTTTTCCGTAGATAAACAGATTACATCATCAAAAACATTTTCAAATTTTCTCATAACATTTGGATATAAAGTTTGAACACTTTCTACTTCTAAACATTTATCAAATATTTGAGATACATTTACTTGAGATCCTATCAATCTTTGAAAAAGATGACATTGTGCAAATAATCTAGAAATAGGTTCTCGAAATAAAAGAATTATTTTTATATTATATTCAGACAGTTCTTCTTTCACCTGAGAAAAAAAGGTTTCTGGAAGAAAGTAATAAGTCTGACTAAAATCTACAAATCCAGTATGAGTTAAGTATTTAATATATCCAGCGTAAGTGCCTGGATAATCATCATTTAACTTAAATGATAACCAATTTCTAGCGATTTCAAAAGTGTCTTTTGGTATAAAATCGGGCAACTCATCAAATTCATCTGTCGTTGTTTCGCCATATAATTGTGTAAGATAATGGCTTTCTTTTTCCAGAATATTGAAACCATTTAATTTCAAAAACTTCCACAAAGATGTTGTTCCAGACTTTGGAATACCTGGACAAATAATGATATTTTGCTTCATTCTATATCAATTCTTCTCATACGTTTTGATTTTATAGATCGTAATTCTCTAGTATCTATTGCAACAACTTTACCTACAAAATCATCATACGATTTTCCGAAGAACATTTCACCAGCAATATTAGATTCTAGAGTTATCTCTTCACTTTCTTGTTCGTTAATAATTGATAATCCTAGTTGGAATAATGATTCTATTAGATTTACTCTATCCGTATTATCAATATACTTACAATCAATTACAACTGGGCAGTAATCATCGATTGATTTTGGTGCATTTTGGCGACAAAAACTTACTAAAATTTGCTCTGTTTCTGGCAGATACTCAATGATTTTGAAGATGATTTTCATATCAGTTATAAATTTTCCAATATTTAGGGTTAATGTATCCAGTAGAGTAGTGTAAATATTCTTCTTTTAATACAACCGATATGTCTCCAACGATGGCCATCCTTTCACCAACAAATCCTTCTATAGATTCTGTAGAATGTTCTAATGTGCTAGGAAAAAATACAACATTTCCTTCTGGTGGATGAACAAAAAAAGTATCGGCGTTCATGTAATTGTATTCTTCAATCATTTTAAGATGATCTTCTTTTCCCTCTTTGTTTCCAAACCATAAACTATTTTTACCATGAGGGTTACTGAAATTCAATTTGTGAGAATTTGGAGGAGTATTAACGTAATAAACAAAAGCAATATGACTTGTAGCATGAATATGCCAGGGGATGCTTCTAGAGTCTCTATGTCTAGATAACCAAGTTTTAGTTATTACAAAATTGAAAATTTCTTTAAATTGTAATACATCATGTGCATATGCTTTTACATGACCAATTATATCGTCAAATAATGGATTCAAACTATCCTCTAAATGCAACAATGGTTTACCAACATTTTCACTTACTGTAGTGTTTTTTCCATCATCTTCATAATCATATTTTGGATATATTTTATAAAAATCTTTTTTATACTTTTTGTGATTTTCTATTTCTCCAACATATATTGTTGTTGGAAAAATATTGAATACTTCATAATTCATGACGATTGATGTGTTCCCCAAGTTGTCAAAATATACTTTTCTCCACCAATAGGTGGATTCCCTCTATGTGTATATGGATATGATGTTGGAAATATTACTAATCTTCCCTTTTTTGGTGGGATTCTTATATTCATATACAAAAATTCTGTCTCTCCAGCTTCAAAATCATCATTCAAATATAATTGAACAACAACTGCTCTAGAGGATGAGATTAAATCCGACGACTCATAATGCCAACTATGAAATCCTCCACCTTGTGGAATCTTCTTTGCCTTTACATCATAATACAAAAGAGATGTATTTTGTAAAATTGAGTACAGACTAATGTAGTCGTCGATAAAGGGTTTTAACTTTTCAAAAAATACTTCACCAATACAAGACCATGCAGGAAGATCATAGTAATGATGAAGATTTATTCCTTTATGATCTACTTGATGGTTATCATGCCCTTTCTCACCAAATAATAAGTTATTCTTCTCCAAACTGTTTATCATATCAATAAACATATCACAATCTTCGACGCTAAATGCGTCCTCATACACTTCAATACAGTTTTTCATTGATATAGAATAAAAAATTATTTAGTTATGAAACGTTAGTTGCTCCTGTATCTCCATTTACTGTTCCACTGTTAGAAAGGTTGAAATTAGCACCACCTACCCTACGAATTGCGGCACCATTATTTCCAGCACCGGTTCCATCAGAATTGCAAACATTACCAGCACCATCTCCACCACCACCCGCATTTTGCCCAGGTGATCCACCTCTTCCACCATTTCCACCTTCTGATCCTCCACCATCACCACCTTGTCCACCTTGTCCACCACCGGTTTTTGATCCATTACTACCTGCATTTCCGTTATCTCCCTTACCAAAGGCACCATCACCTCTTGGTCCACCGTTTCCTGAAGGCAAACCTGCTCCACCTCCACCACCTCCACCAGAGGATGCGTGGTCTCTTGTATTCTTATCTGGGTCTTCATGACCGCCACCACCGCCGCCACCACCAGCATATCCTGCTTGGATTCTTCCTCCAGAAAATACTCTTACTGTAGTGGTTCCACTGGTATATTGAATACCTAAACCACTATTTCCATTTTTACCTCTATATCCACCATTACAAACACGTCCCTTTCCACCATCACCACCTGCTCCAATAATTTCTCCAGAATCACCAACATCTACAAATAGATCAGTATTACTATCCCACTGACCAGTTCTCATTGCACATCTTGTTCTATCATCAGATCTTTCAGAACCAATGGGCACATTCACATGCAAGAAAACCTTAGTTCCAGAAGAACTTGAAGGTCTACTTCTAAATCCACCTACACATCTAACATCGCCAGGTCTATTGTTATATTTTCTTCTACCATCAACTCTATATCTAGTGCTACCACCAGAATAGTAGTCAACAACCATATTCAGACGTTTGTTATAAAAGTCACTAAATCTAATCGTACCTGATTGTGGAATACCTGCATCTAAAGGCATATTTCCTACTACAGAACTAGCACCTCCTCTGTCGTTAGCATAATTATCGCTAACACGATAATCGCCAAGACTACGCTTGCTGTTTCTTCCAAACTCACTTTCTATTTCTGAAAAATTTAAGGTTGATCCTGCGTTCTTGATTGCCATAGTAGTTTACGCTATAGTTGCAATTCCACACCACCCATTTGGTAGTCTTAATTCTAGTCGAGTGTTGTCTGTGTTGTAAATGATAGCACCATCTTCAACACCTGCATTATCAATATTAGTTAAATTGTTTCTTTGAGTTGTGGTAAGTTTAGGGAAGAGAACATAAGCAACAGTATCTCTGTTTTCTCCCAAGATATCATTATTGGTTGCAGATGAGAAATCAATCGCACATTTTGGTCTGGTTGTTCCAATTCCAACACTAGCAATCGTACAATCAACTTGAGGTGCAGTAATACCTTGAATATCAATTACGGTTGTTTTTATACCAATATTACCCGATTGGTCAATAAAAACTCTACCACTTCCTGGCGAATTAACTGCGAACTTCTCAGGAACAGCTGCTGAAGGGAAAGAAGAATCTGTTCCAAGACCAATAAATGAAGATGTAACAGTTGTAAATGTTGATATTCCAGACTGTGCATCAACATTACCAGTAACATTACCAATTACATTTGCAGTGATTTCATCTGGAAGTATAATAGATCCAGGTGTTAGTGATCCATCAACCGTCAAATTACCGTTAAATGTACCATCACCAGTAACTCTAGTATCTCCAAGAACGTGTAATGGTGCTTCTGGAAGAGTTACACCAATACCCAATCTGCCTTCATATGTGAGAGTTAATACTACATCACTCTTATTATGCCAGTGGAATGATCCAGTATTTACACCAACTGTTCCTGCTTGAAGATATGTGTTGATACTTCCATCACCATAATTGATGAAATCTAAGGAATCTGGAGTGCTGTATACGTCTCCATTACTTCTGTTTCCATATCTTATTTGACCATTAGCACCAATGTTTGACTCTGAAGTTCCAATGGTAACGGTTGATTCACCAAGATCACTCCACAGTTGAACTCTAGCGTTACCAACTTGTGTGGTTGTGATTCCAGTATTATTTCTATCAAATGCTCTATTGATAAAGAGATCGTTAGAACCAGCATTAGTGTTTCCACCAATCGCCATTCTTCCAGTCAAATAATCTGTTCCAAGACCAATGAATGAACTGACTGTGGTAACACCAACAGTCATATCAGCAATATCAACTTCTGCTGTATCAGTAAGTGATGATGCAGTTGTTGCTGTACCAACCAAGTCACCAGTAACATCACCAGTGATACCACCAATAAAGCTAGATGCTGCGACAGCATTTGCAGTTAAGATACCTACAACAATATTCGGTGTTCCAGTTAAACTTTGTGCGGTTGATGCTGTTCCAACAACATCACCAGTCACGTCTCCAGTAAGATTCCCTGTGAATCCAGAGGTAGCAGTAATCAATCCTGCGTTTACATTTCCACTAAAAGTTGATGCTGTAATTATGCCTGTTACAACAAAATTGTTTGGAATTTTGGAGTTTTCTAATACAGGAAGTCTATCATTAGTAACTGTTCCTGATGTGATATTATCTGCATCAAGGAAAGTTAAATCAGAACCAATACCAATAAACTTATTGGCGGTTGTGATACCAGTGATAAGAACATTACCACTAGAACAGATACCTACACCACCGTCAGAATCGGTTCCAAACCCTGCTAAAGTATTATCTGCGTTTCCACCTACTTGGAAGGTGAAACGGGGATCCACGGTCCCCACACCAACATTTCCTTGGGCATATATGCTTGTATATCCTAGTCCAGCATCAATATCAATCCATTGTGATGTTGGCATCCCCTCAAGGAATCTAGCGTCACCATAGAAAGTAACAATTCCAGTTCCAGCAGCAGTAACAATACCGCTACTAATAGAAACACCAGCACCGATAGCATCAGTGAAAGTAATTGTTGTTACTCCAGCCGTTCCATCAACTTCTAAGAACTTAGAGTAGAGAGATGTTGCCGTAGCAAATCCAGAGATTTTTGCATTTCCACCACGAACATCCAATGCCTCAGTAGGAATAGTTGTCCCAATTCCTACCAGACCAGTTGGACTTACTACCAGATTATCATTATCAACCTGGACACCATTACGAAAATTAAACTGCTTGTTATAATTCGCCATCTCTGGATGCTTTTCTAGTTATTTAGTCTCTCTTCAAGATCAGAAACCTTGTC